TGATCATTCAGCCCCGCCAGCATATTCTCGGCCGTCGGTATGCTGTTGTTCGCGTCTGCAATCTTGATTTGTATGTTGCTTGAGTCTTCGAGGTTCGCCATCTGGGCCGTCAGGTCTTGTACCTCGCGCCGCGCTTTCTCGGCTGGGCTTTCGATTTCGCCGAAGCCGTTGACAACAGAGCGCACCATTGTTTCGGTGTTCTCGCGGGTGCTGTCGTAATAATCGTTTACGGCCTGCAGTGCTGTACCCAGCCCGGTCATGGCATTGGTCGCCGCCGTCGCCGCGTCGCCAGTTAGATAAAAGCTCTCTGCTGTCTGGGCGGTCACGTCTGCCGTCTCGCCCATCTTGTCCTGCACGGCTTCTTCCTGACGCTTGAGTATGTCCTGCGCGGCGTTGTAGTCGGCAACATACTGATTATATTTGTCAAGGGCTTTTTCTGCTTTGACGGTTGCATTGTCCCAGTCGAACAGCGCTTGTGAGCGCTCGTCCATTCTGTCGCTCCCGCCCCAGGCCGCAGAATTTACCCACCCGGCCCTGATCTTGGCTTCCTCGGCTTCGGTCATGCCCATCATTGTGAGCTGTCTGCCGAGCCGCTCCTTCTCGGCCTGCGCAACCAGATATTCAGCGTACAGCGAATATCTGTCCCCGTATTGTTCGCTCAGGGCTTGCCGTTTTTTGCCGATGTCAGCGAGTGTGGCCTGAAGGATCTCCGTCTCGCGCCACGCCGTGATATAATCCTGCAATGCTTTTGTGCCGCCCTCGACCTCGCCCGTCTCGGTGTTGATGATCGACGACAGCCCGGGGATAACTCCGACCAATTGCTTGCAGATATTGAGCCACATCGCCTGAGCGTCGGCGACGTCTCCGGTCTCTATGCCCAGCGCGGTCAGGTACTCCGCGTATTCGTCGGAGGCGCCGAACAGGCCAGACAATACGGTTTCACTGTTCCCGCCGGTAAAGCCGGCCATGAACGTTTGCTTGAGCTTGTCCCAGCCATCCGCGCTTTGCGGGTCCAGCGAGTTTGCGCCCGCCGCCAGCGTTTCAAGCCATGCCTTTGTATCTTCGGCGCTTTCGCCGGTCAGGGCCGTCAAGGCTCCGGCGTCATCGGCCAGCGCGCCCAGGAGGGTTTTCCACGCCTCGGCCTTTTCGGTGCTCGCGCCGTCAGAATTGATAGCCGCAGACAGCGCTTCTATATTCGTTCCCGCGTTGGCAAGGCCGGTCAGTGCGCCCGTGTTGCCGAGCACAGCAATGAGCTTGTTCCATCTGTCAGGCGCGGTGGTTTCGAGCGCGTTCACGCCGCCGGTGATCATGTTCAGGTATGCGCTCTCACCGTCATCCGTCAACGTGAAGGCGTTCAACTGATTCAGTATGTTTACCAGTGCCTGCGCCTTTTCTGCCGTGCTTTCTATCTCGGCAACTTTCGTTGCCGTATCGAGGGAGATGTCATTGAAATCGTCGAATATCGTCTTCTCGTTATTCTGCGTCAACGCGCCCAGCATATTGTTTGCCGCAGTGACGACACTTGTAATTGTAGGCAGGAGCGTTTCGCCCAGTTTCGTCTTGAGGCTCTCGATGTTCGTCTCAAGCATGCGCATTCCATTCGCATATCCGTTGCTCGTCCGTGCGAAGTCGCCCTGAGCGTCGGCGGTCGCCTGCATTATGTATTGGTATCTGAGCATGATCTGTTCGCCCTGATCCATTTGTGCGAACGTCTTCGTCAGCCCCTGTTGCAGCGCGAATGCTTCGAGATTCGCCGTTGACATGTTAATGCCCAGCTGCTTTAGCGGTTCGGTCTGGCCGCTTATGCCGGACTGGATTTTCTGGAATGCGCTGTCGAAGTCCAGATTGTAGAATGACGCCATGTCTGCGGCGAGTCCCGCGAGGTCGGTACTCATCTTCATGATTTCTGGGCCTGCCATGCCAGATGATTTGGCCATCGCGCCGAGCGTTGATGCGAATCTTTTCGCCTGGGTCTCTGTCAGGCCGAATTGTTCCCCGGCCTTGCGCGCCCACGCGTCAATCTTTCCGCTGTCCTCGCCGAATGTCGCATTGACAACATTTTGCACCTCTTCGAGGTCGGACGCTGCGTTGATTGCTTCCTTGCCGAGCTTCAGAAGTTCCTTGCTCGCATTAATGGCAAAATCCTTAATGCGCTCGACGTCAAACGCCCGCCCGAAGGCATGGCTAATGTCGTCGCCGCTTTCTTCGGCCGCATTTGTCCACCTGCGGCTCTCGCTGCGTATTGCCTCGGTTGTCTCGTCGAGGGCCTCGCGTAGCGGCCTGTTATCGCCTTCGATCGAAAATACAACGCGCCCGTCATCAGCCATTATTACCACCTGCCATACTTAAAAGTCCGTCAAAAATGCTCCGCACAGATCGGTCGTAATTCTCGGCCATCTCTTCGTCCGTCAGTTCAAGCGCGTGCGCGGCTTTTGCTTTTGCCAGCCATGCGCGCTCCTCGGCGTTCCACTTTGTGGGCTTCGGCATGGGCCGCGCCCGGATCGTCAGCACATCAGAATATCGCGTGCCCTCCGCGATGCCTGCAAGGAGTGCCGTAAACTCAAACCAGCTCAGATGATCGCGCCAAAGATTTATGCCGTATTCCTGATAAAATGCTGCGAAAATAAGCTCGGCGTCTTGGTCGATGTCCGTGATTTTCTTGTTGTCGCTCGCGCCGCGTCTGTCGCTGAAAAGTAACTCGCGCAGCGCTTTCAGTAGCTCAATCTGTCTGCTTCGCCTTCGCGGCGGGTGTCGCATCATGCAGCGAAGCGCGAGCCAGTCGCGCGCCTCATCGGTCAGGTCGACGCGCGCCATGGTTTCGTTCATGCGAATGACATTACGGAAATCTGTATCGATCCTGTAGCGCCGCCCGCCTGCCTCGATATGGGTCGGGATTCTATCGTTTATTCGCATAGGCTCTCTTTTGTGCTCGCGTAACTTTTTTGTTCAGGCGCTCAGAAAAATACTGTGAGCAAATTGCGAAAACGCACCCAGCATTCTCCCGGTAAAACTCAAACAGTTTTTCGGCCTGCGCTTTGCCGAAAATCGTCTCGGCAAAATATCGGGCTATTTCTTCGAGCTGCTCCTCGCCGCCCTCTTGCTGTAGCTGCATTGACTTTTCCCGAACATTCAGCAGCCCGGCCACCATGCGCTGGGCGTCGCCGTCGACCGTCAGGCGGAGCGTTTCGCTCCCTTCTTTGATCGTCAGCGTGTCGTGTACACGGTTCAGCGTCAAGGGCCGCTCGAATAGCCGCCGGACATAATCAAATATCATGGTGCCCTCCATATGCAAAAAATAGGGAAGGCGCTATAGCGCCCTCCCTGTTGTGCTGGGTGTCTGTCAGGTCACGTCCGTAACAGTCGGCGTGCCGTTGAAGTAGATCGTGCAGCCGAAGGCGTTCACATCCAGCGTCTGGCCGCCGAAACTGGTCACATCGCCGATGGTGGCATCGCAAATGATCTGCTTGCCCTCCGCCACGATCTTGACCGAGGTCTTGCGGTCGTCGCCGAGCGCAAACTGCTTGCTGACGATGTAGTCCTGCGCAGGATCGCCCACGATGCGCCGCCCGCTCACGCTGATCTGCGGGGCCGCGCCGGTTACCTCATTGTGCGCGAAGCCCTGGCCGCACAGGAAAAAATACTGCTGATTCTGCTCGTTCGGCGTGAACTCCATGCTCTCAATGCCAGCGCAGAGCTTGGCATAAGTCCACGTCGAGTTATTCAGCTCCGTGCCGATGTACAGCTCGTTCGCCCAGTTGGGATTCATCCAAATCACTCTCCCATAAAATAATACCTGACCGACAATGCGCCGGCCATCAGCCATTGATTATTGTCCTCGCGCCCTATGACGCTCGGCCACGTATAAGTCGTGATGTCTACGATCTCCCACCCATGCGCCGAAGGGTACATGCGAAGCCGTGTCAGTTCCTCAAATATTCGCGCCATGTCGCCAGATAGAGTCTGGAGGTTTGAGTGCTTCGCATTGATCGTCACATCGAGGGGAATGTATTGTCCTTTGTCCAGATAGGTTTCGTTCGTGCTCGAAGGCCCAGGCTCGCATACGATGCCCGGCCCTGTCGGGAGTGCGCCACGCGTGACTGTTGCGAACAGATGCAGACCATTCATGAGATTAATCACGGCCTCAACCACTTCATTCATCACGCTCAATGCGCACCTTACCTCCCATCAGGGCCTGAAGTTGTCGTGCCCACTTTTCGCTGTACCGCTCTTTCGCCGCTTCTGCCCATCGCCATGTGGCCTGCGGATTCATGTCTGCATACGCCGTCCTGATCGCCCAGTATTGCCGCTTGGCGTATGGCGTCTGCCATATAAGCTTTCCCTCCGCGAGCCTTGAATGTATGAGGCTTGAAGCGATGAGCGCGCCGGTGTCCATCTTGCAGAACTCGTTGCAGTCTGCGAGAATCTCTTCCGCCATGGGCTGCATTATCGCCGGATCGGTGATGTCAAACCTTTGGAGCACGCGCGCCTCGTCAAACTGGATTTTGACCGACATTAGATACACCACTCTTTCACTAACATAAACTTATTTCCCAGTGGTGCAGTTGGTCATCTGCCTCGCGCAGCGCGTCGACCGTCATAACTGTATATGTTTGGCCTCGCACCGTGACGCGCATGTCGCCTCCGGCCTCGTGCGCGCTTTCGAGAAGCGCGGGCCAGTCCAGATGCGGGGTCGAGCGTCGCGCGTCAACGAAAAGCACAGACCGCAGTTGCTGGTCTGTATTCGTCTTGTCCTTCCTGATCTCGGTTGTCGGCTGCATGTGAACGTGCTGTACCGTATAGTGCGCGTATGTCTGATTCTGGTACAAATCGACACCCGTGCATACGTCCACCTCGGCTGTCGTGCGTAGGATGCGCGACGGTATCGGCGCAAGCATCAGTACCACCACCCAGCCGCGAACGGTTCGCCCTCTGTCGGAACCTGCGGATTTAGCAGCCCGGTCTGTTCGAGGTAGGCGACGGCCAGCGGCGAGATTGCCGCCGAAAGTCTCCCGGCCCCTGCTCCCGTGCTGGACTTGCCCTGAACCGAAACCTTGCCCACTGTCCAGCCGCCGTCTGAGCTGTCCCCGGTCGCCGTCTCGGTGCCGTTGACCGCGAAGAAATCGACCTGCGCACACACAGCCTTCTTGTAGAGCATCTGGATCAGTTGCGGATATGAGTCGAAATTGTCTTCCGTGACCGCCCAGCGCGTCATTGCGCCCACTACATCAAGAGCGCGAGCGCAGAGCGCCGGGAACGAGGCCTCATCGGCCTCGCTCCCCACGTAGACGGTCGCATAGTAGTCGAAGTCTACAAGCGCGCTCATGCTGTCACCTCTTAGGCGTTCGCGTTGACGATGATACCGCCGGCGCGGTTATTCAGCTTGAAGGCGCCGTAGTAGTAGCGCTCGTAGTACAGGTACTTGCCCTTGCTCTGAGCGGTCGGCGCGCTCATCATGGATGTCTCGTACTTCACGGGCGCGGCCACGGCCTCGGGGTCGACGAGAATCATGTTGATCTGCTTCGCGCCGGTCGCGGCGGTCCAGCCGGTGGTGAAATCGAAAGACGATTTCATGATGTCGGCGGGTACTTCGCGAATGTTCACACCGTCCAGGCGTGCGACGTTGCGGTCGATGCCCTGAATACCGTTGCCGACGTCAAGGAATCGGGTGATGCCAGCGGCCTGCTTCAAGAGCTTGTAAGTCCCGGGCGTCATATATGCCCGTACTCGGTCGCGGTTCACTCGGGCATTGGTCAGGGCCTCAAGGTAGCCATCCCACGTGGTCAGGATGTTCGCGGCGGTCAGCGCCGTGGTGTCGGCGGTGACGAAACTGTACAGTTTCGCGGCGAGGTATGCGTCCATCTCAGGGATTTTCTGCTGCTCAACGAAAGTTCGGGTGATGTTGGCAATGGTCGCGACGGCGTTCGTCTCGTCGATGTCCATCGGGTCGACGAGGGTATCCCACTCACGATCCATGTCAAGCGACACAGACTGCAGAGCGTTATCCCAGTTGCGGTTGAAGGTGCCTGTGATCTGGTCGCGATTCACCGCCCGCGCGCCGGAGGTCGTCAGGCTCGGGATGTACATCGTCTTGCCCATGCCGGGCTTGTACAGGTTGGAATTGTTCGCCGCCCAGATCTCACCAAAATAGCTGAGATAGGGGTATGCGTTCGCCAGTGCGCGGCCATACTCGGCCGCATAGTTGACATTGCCCATTTTTCATGTCTCCTTTTCTGTCACTTCTTGTCGGGGACGAATCCCCACGCTTTCGAGAAACCGCTTACCGCGCCTTCTTCGCCTTTGGGCATGCTGCCCTCGGTTGGCGCGCCGAACTGCGGTTTCGCGGGTTGCTGGGCGGGCGTGAAATACTCCTCGTAATTCTCACGGATGCCCTTCAACTGTTCCTCGACGGATTTCGCGCCGTCTGCGCGGTCGATCATGCCATAAACCGTCTCGAAGAACTTAGGCTTGACGCCCTCGTACTCCTTGGAGGTGCGCGCCGTCTGCATCTGCTTGTAGCTGGCAAACTCGCCCTGCAGCGCCTTGTATTCGTCGCTCTCCTTGGGGTCGGGTGCCTTGACACCCTTTTCCCATTCGGTCTTGGCATTGGCAAGCGCTGTTTCCTGAGCCTGGGCCGCCGCGCCCTTTGCGATGTACCCATCGTCAAGCGCGCGCCCGTACAGGCCGAAGACCTGCTCGGTGCGCTGTTCGGGCGTCAGCCCTTCGTTGCTCATGATCTCGTTGAGCGCCTTGCGCGTGAAAATGTTGCTCATACTCCTCCTTTTTCCGGCCTGATAGAGTGATAGGCCGATGCGTGTTTATCGTCCCGCCGGACGTGATGGTATGAAAAAAGCACCCTTTCGGATGCTTTAATCAGCTTTGGTTTTCTTGCTTTTCTTTGTTGGCTTCTCTTCCTTGGCCGTGGTTTCTTCGGCCGTCTCAAGGATCGCCCCGCAAACGAAACATACCGGGATGCCGTCGCCGTTGCGGTATATGACCGGGTGGGTGCAGCTCATTTTCCTCACTCCTGTTATGTCGTGCTTCTATTCTCGAACCATTCATTCATCCTGTCGCGTGTATCTGTTGGAGATGCCGTCGGGTCGTAACTGTCCTTCGGCGGGAACGATGCGTTGACTGGAGTATACTCGCGGTTTTTTCGCCGTGCCCGACCCGTCTCATCACAAAACGCCTGTATCTTTTTCCCAGCGTCGTTTACCCTGCTCTGTTGGGCCTTGATCTCGTCAGCGGTTGCGCCTTGCTCTTTGAGCGCGGCCAGTTTCAGTCGTTCCTGACGGATTCCGCGTTCGAGTGCGCGCTGTTGCTGGCTCTCTTTGTATGTCTTCTCGTTGTCCTCCTCGTCCTGCGGTTGCCCCCTTAGCGTGGAAAACCCGGGAATGAAAGCCATAGGGTAATGACCGCAGTTGATGCCGAATAGGCCAGCCGGTTGCCCGCGTGAAGTCTCGCTTTCCGAATATGCGTGGATCGCGTTTCCGTCCAAATCCTTCACGTCTATAGCTGGTCCCTTGTTGATTATTTTCCCCTGCCATGGGTAGCATAGCGGGCGCGCGCCGTTGTGGCTGCTTACCTGATACGTATCGACGCCGTACTCCTCGCAGCGCTCGAATACCGCCTCGTTCGCCGTATTGTGCAGCGTCGTCCGAATGTCCATGGCCACATATGCCTCAGGTGACCAGTGCCGCCCGGCGTGGTCGACAAACCCGGTCAGCCCGTTGTCGCACATCTTTTGAACCGCGTCATGCAGCGCCTGATTCCA